AAGTATTACGAGACGCTGCTGCTGATACTACTGAAGATACTGTTGATCCATAAGCTACTGGGTCAAGCACATAAATACTATCGCCACGATTTTGAGTATTTGTAATAATTGAAGATACTTGACTTACAAGAGTACCGCCATCATATATACCCGGAGTTAATAATACATTAAATTTATAATCATCAAAGTTGGATAATAAATTGATCATGTTATTATAACTTGCTCCAATTAATCCTTGAGTATTAGTATCAGTAATATTTTGATAGAAATTAGCTCCACCCTTAAATACATCTGTAGCAGCTCCAAATGTTCCACTTGCGTTTACTGGGATAGAAGCTGTATAAGCGTTAACTGAAATTACTCCGTTGCTATTAAAGAAGTTTGGAGTTGTGAAATTTACTTGTTTTACAGTTACGTAACTTGATCTGTTAGCATAAGAACCAGAATATTGAACTTGGTTGTTAACTGAGTCGTAATTTGCAATGGTATCTCCAATTACTTTAGAAATGTAATTTGGAGAGAATGGATCTAATGTTAAACCAGTAAATGCTTCTAAAACAACAGGTTGTAAGATATTGTCATTACCTTGTCTAATCAACAAGTCAAAAGTTCCAGACCCACTATTTGCATTAACAATTTGCCATCTGAAGTTGTCTGCAGATCCGCTTGTTAAAACGTTATTAGTAGTTTCAGGACTAGTACTATTCATAATAGTACCTTTAGAAATAGTTTGTAATACAAAAGGTGAAGTACCTGTAGCTCCTGAACTAGATGGGATGAATGAACTTGTAGCTGCAGCCCAGCCTGTGGATTGTGATACTACTCTTGCTACTAATAAAGATTCACCACCATTAGCAAAGTAATTATATGCTGCTATTGAGGTAAGATAAGTATAAGTTTGCAAATTAGTAGCACTACCACTTGTAAAAGTAGTACCAAATTTATTTACATACTCACTCCAAGTAGTGACTACGGTTGGGATTTCAACTGGACCTTTAACTGTTGGTCCAATGATTGCTGCTCCTACTGTAACTGGTCTTTTAGTTAAGAAAGACTGGTCGGTCTCTATTGCTAGAACGCCTGGTGATATTAAAGTTTCTGCCATTGTTGTTGATTATTTATTTTTGTTATAAATATGGTGAAACTTATCAAAAGTCTTATTGACTAATAAATTCTCCTTTTTCAAGGTTAATTGTTCCGTCGCCATACTTTTGCTGTAGAGTTTCGCCTGTTTTGATTTCTTCTTGACGTAATTTTTTTAATTCTTCTTTAAGATATTCTTTTTGTAAATCCATTTCTTGAATTCGCACTTCGATAATTCCAAATTGTTCTACTATTTGGAGTCTTTTTTCTTGAATTGATTTTAATAATTGAATTTCTTCTTGGGTTAAAACTTTTGTTGTCATAAATTTTATTGATTATTGTTTATATTATTTACTACTTGTTCATTAATTACAATTTTTACTACATCTGGAACTTGTTTTAGTGCTGTGATATCTTTTTGTATTACATCTGGGATAATATATCCATTTAATTTAATATTAAAGGTACTACTAACTGTTCTTTCTTCTTTATCTGCAAGTTCTGTTTTAATAGTAAACGAGTCAATCATCGCTCTAAACTGAAATCTTGAAGGATCACCCCAATATGAATCTGAAGCATATTCAATTGCTTCAATGATTTTATTTAATTGATCCATATAATAAGTATTAATAGCACAACTATAAGTTATAGTAATATAGTCTGGGACTACAACAGCATAATTTACTTTTTGAGGTACTACATTATTTAGCACGTTAAAGTTGTCATATGCATTTTTAGGAGAATATTTTTTTCTATGTATTGATACGTTATGAGGATTATTAGCATCTAATTTGTTAGCTATTGTTCTTACTTTATCAATACTATCTCTTTTAAACATAATAATAGGCATCATGATTCTACCTTGAGAATCCCTAAAGTATCCAAATTTTTGGAATGAAGCCCATTTTTCAGGTGAACCATAAATTACAGGAACCTCAATTCGAGTTCCATTTTGTATTACAAATGGTTTAATCACATTTGTAAAGTAATATAACATGGATTCATCAATATCCTCAATACCAATTGAAAATGGTTTTGTTGAATCTCCAGTAAAAGAGATTTGATTTCCTCTATTAACGCTATTAGCATAATTAGGATTTCCAACTTCAGCATCAAATGCTTTATGTTGTTCAACACTAAGTTCCTTTTGTGTTTTTGGGATTGGTTTTCTTCCTCTAGTAGCCATTATAATAATCTTGTTCTAATAATGTTAACACGATCTGCAGGAACATAATGACATTCACAAGTTACTGAGACATTATATCCAAACTGACTTAATCCTGGATTTAATGGATTTGGTTCCATTGGATAATCTGGGTCTTTACCTGCCCAAAATTGTATTATGTTTGTGTTATCAACTTCCCAATAGCTCTCTTGGTATAATACAACATCTCCTACTTCAGGATGTATGTCTGCATCTACTAAATCGTCTCTTAAGAAAGCAAAAGATACAGGCCAATCAAAGTTTACACCTAGATCACCTGTAGGACTTGTATTATCTCCAACTGTAATTAAGGCATTAAATAAAACAGGTCCATCAAAAAATTTTCCTCCGGATGCTTCACCATACATATTGATTGTTGTTTCTGCTAATCTGTATTTGTAAAAAGCACATTGTTGGCTGATAACGTTTCCCATCACCTCTCTATTCATTCTTCTTAAGAATGATACGTCTCTACTTGAACCAAATATTGCCATCTTATCCTATAAAAATTGTCATTGGTGATTTTCCTAATTCATTCATTACTGAGTCGCTCTCGGTTTGTTTTCTAGTTAGTAATGCTTGACGAGAAGTTTCATCTAAGTATACTCTTAATCTTTCAATTAATGCTGTTTTTTCTGCTGTAGCAGCTGTAATTAAGTCAGATTGGTTTAATGTAATCTCTCTATTAGGAATAGGAACTTGAGTATATTTTCCACGAACATATCCTAATATTTCCTTACATAAAGCTAAAGTATATTCAAAAATCCATTGACGACCAATTGAATTGATTTGAGAATATGTTGGATTGTTAAAATTAACATTTGAGGGATTTGTCACTGCTCCAGGAGTATTTCCTATAATGTTATTTAATCTTTCATCAATTATAACATATTGGAACCAAATCTTATGTCCGTCTCTATCTGGGATAGGGAATATTCTTAATCTGTTATTTATAAGTTCAAATGTATAAGCAGGTAAAGATATTTGGTTTTGCATTTCAACTGCTTGAGTGGTTTGAACTAACAGACTTGTAGGATACATTAGAAATCCTGTTGATCCAAATAATCCATAAGTACCAACTGCAGGAACACCTCCTAAACCTGAGAATATATTTAAGTTATAAACTTGGTTAACCGCAGGAATTGGTTCGTAAAATACTCTTTTTATCTCAATTCCACCTGTTATGTTGTTATCTATTGCCCACTGTCCTAAATCAAAATCTTGTAAGCTAGCAGTAGTAGTTAATGAACCACTATACCAATTTACATTTCCACCTGTTCCTGCTTCTTCAGCGTATTGTTGAGTCAAACGAATAACCCCTTGCATTGATGGGGTCACAACAGCATGATTCATATTAGATGAAGTTGGAGCACCAAGCACATTTAATAAATTATCTCTTACTTGGAAGGCATATAACTCATTTCCATATGTAGTAATAGCTTCTTCAAACGCAGCATAGAAGTTTAAATCTTGTAATTCAACTTCCATAATGGGATATCCTAATCGTCTAGCACAAAAAGTAGTTACTTTATCAGCATCTATTTGAAATTGATAGTCATTGTCATAAAATCCAAAAGGAGTATCTCCTGGAAAGAATGAACTAGAACCTGGATAAATAGGAATATTCATGGAGTATATTTTGTTATAAATATTAAGCTATTATCTCATATTCCATACCTTCAGATCCTTCTGCAGATATAGTGTCTCCTGTCTTCATTTGGAGTTCATGTTGAGAATGAGCAAAGTATATAGGATGTTGAGAAGATTCCATTATGCTCTCCCCATGAAGAATACCATTTGTCCACTCAGCATTAATATACTGTTTAGTCATTGTTTTATTGAAAAACTTTACAAATACAATCTGATCTGAATCTGATGTATAAATGA